TCCTGACTGCTAGTGGTCTGGTCCTCTTCTTCCTTGACAGAGTTCCAATCTATCTCAGCGGGTAGAGTCTTGGCTAGTTTCCTGTATGTCTCAGGAGAACAGTCCTCATAGGGTGCTGACTCATAGCTGTGGTCATCATCTGCGTGTGGAAGAAAGCTAACACCAGATAGAATGTTAAAGTTCTTATACACCCATGCGCCTACCTCTACCCACTCGTTCTCTCTAACAGAGACAGTGATAGATGGCTTGTGTTCACACCAGTTAAGGGCAAACCTTTTCCATATATCCAGATGCTGAAGGGCGGTGATGTCATGACGAGTGATAGCATTCTTGGGAGACTTCATGCCAAACTCAAACACCCATGCTCCATCGTTGCGTGGGTCAGCGTGATAAGGAACCCCGGCCTCTATCATGACGGTAGAGATGGGGTCCTTCTTATCGTTGCGAACTCTACGAATGAAAAAAGAATTGTGCCGTGGATGGATGCCGCTGGATGAATTAACCAACTGACTCACCGTCCCTGACGGTTTAACACAAGTGATGGCGGCTGACTCAGGTATGCCCAACAACTTGGCGGCAGAGATGTTCTCCTTTATTGCGTGATCTCTCAGCCCCTGTAGTTCCTTGTCGGTTGCCTTAAGGATAGCGGGGCAATCCATGATGCCAGTGAGAGACACACCCAACAGCCTCTCTTCCTCTGTGTTCCTCTTCCATGGTACAGAGAGGTAACGGAAGTCTGTTAGGGTAGATTGGATAGTGCCAATCCATGTGGCTTGGGCAACCTTCTTGCGAATGGTAGCCAGCGTGTCATCATGACGGCACACTACCTCAGAAAGGTTGCAAAATTCTCGTGGCCTAAGTACGATTTCAGAACAGGGGTTTACCCCAAATTCATAGTGGCTATCTCTGCGCTCTGGAACCATGTCCTTTGCTGCTTGCCTATTAAAGATACCACGCTCACCACTCTTGCTCTCATAGAGTGATGTCCACTCTCTTAGGAAAGCACCAGTATCTGGCATCTCAGTGTAGGCCACGCTGTTATTAGCCAGTGATCTCTGACCATCCTTTAGGAACCACTCGCCTGACTTGGCATGACGCATACGGTCATCAGTCAGGTTGGACAAGGAGATGGTAGCGGAACGCCTAACACCCCCCACTACTACGGCTTCACCCACATAGCATACAAGGTCGTGACATTCTAGGCTTGTGAGTCTTCTACTTTTGGCGTGTGTGAATACTGAAACCATGTGTTTGAATAGTTTATCTAGAGGCTCACTCCCACTGGCTCTCCCTCCGAAAGTCTTGAGCCGTGACCCGGCTGGCCTGACCCTAGACAAGTCCCACTTGGGAACTCGCCCACTATAGAGTAGGCTGATCATTTCTCTGACCCCTGTTGCCCAGCCAATCTTTGAATCTCTTACGATGATGACGGTGTCCGTATCGTGGAACTCTTCTGCAACCTCTGGTAGCTGGTTGATGTACTGTCTCTCAACGCTGAACCCTACCCCTGTCCCACACATGAGGATGTACATGATCTCATCGAACGCACGGGGTGAGTCAATGGGTAGGTAGCTACAGTTGTAGCCAGCGCAAGCATCCCTCGACAATGCTTTTCCCGCAGTCATAAAACAGCGCATACTGGGCATGACATCCAGATCAAGGATGGCTCGTTCAATATCAGTGAGTTTTAGATCGAGTCTGTCTTCAAAGAAACCAGTGTATCTCCTTACGGTTTCTCCCCAGTTCTCTCTCCTTTGTAGTTCTTCTAGGTAACGAGCATACCTAGTCTTGTGAATCCACTGTTGGTATACGTTCATAATATGGGAACGTCCTTATCTGTTGAGGGGGAAACTTCTAGTTCGTCAAACCGATCTTTAAGGTTGGCCTCTTGAGCATACTTAACATACTCGTCAAGACCAACCCCAAAGAACTCCTCGAAAAATCCAGACCAATCCTTGGCCTTGTCCTTCAATCGTTTCCTGTAACAAACACGTGCCATACTATAACGCACCTGTTCGTATAGTTTAGAATTAGAAGGGGATATTTTCGCCATCAACTACATCATTCTTGGAACCCTTTGATCCTAACATTTGCATAGAGTATCCGTTAATTTCGGTAACGTACTTCTTGTTACCATCCTTGTCATCGTAAGTACGGTTGGAGATTCTGCCCTCAACATAAATCTGGCTACCCTTACTCACGTACTCCTTGACTACATCTGCTGTCTTTCCAAAGAAGACAACACGATGCCAATCAGTGGTTTTCTTTTCACCATAGCCACTGTTAGTAGCTAGGGAGAAGGTAGCCACTGTATCACCGGCCTTAGTTTCCCTGATGTCAGGGTCTTTGCCTACGTGTCCTACTAGTATTGCTTTGTTTACGCTTGCCATGAAGCATCATACCTCTTGGTTAATTTCCATAAATTTAAAGCTGTTTCAAACATACTAAACAGCCTCTCTCTTTCTTCCCATTCATAATCAACAACGTAACCGGGAGAAGAAACCGACACGAATAGGTTGAGCAGTTTCCTACCACCACCTATCCCATGATTGTAAGCCGCTAATTGTACACCATAAGAGTCGTACACATCAGGCTTTTTACCTTCATCTAATTCTTTTGTCTTGAAGTCTACAACCCACTCGTCTGAGCACACATCTATCTTACCGCCATACCCCATAGGGTGAGCAAATGATTTCTCTACCTTCCAATCCTGATCACCGCATACCTCTTTCATCTTGGAGATAGTCTGCATGACCATCAGTATTTCATTTGGGTCTTGTGAACCACACTTACCAGTTAACAGTTGCTGTTCAAGAAGGTTGTGTATGTGTGTGCCTCTCTCAGCAGACTTGATCGCATGTTCCTTGGATAAAGCGAACATCTTCTTCTTGAAGTCTGGCCCTTCAAAGTCTTGGACATAGTTCATAGCATCCAGCATCACGTAAAACAACTGGTCTTGGTAGTACCTAGTCAATCCCGGTGAGGCTACCGCATCTTTCCAGATGGTAGACACGGACGGAACCCACTCAAATTTACGAGCGTCCCTTAATGTTGTGGCCCTCATTGAGCCTGACTTACTCTTGACTTCGTATTGAGGGGAACCGTCCCTGTCGTACCAATGACTCACTTGTATTCTTCCCAATGGTTATCTTGTTTGAATCCAAACTCACGAGCCAACTTCCATACTGCATCTTGAGTTTCAACACAGTCGTTAGCAAATGCTGACCCAACTTCCAGTGTGCTCCTTACAACACTGGATGAATGGTTCATAAGGGAAAGCAGTAACTTCCTCTGCTCTTCACTTATCTTACTTGCTGTACGGACTGCTGATTTCTTTACTTTCTTCTTAGCCATTTTGTTTAAAGTCCTCCGACTCGTCTTCACCGTATACACCGTGCTTGTATGCCCCGCATGTTTTTAATACCACACGGGCTAACGCTCTCTTCTCTGCCATAGCAGAATAATACGGTGGGTTTTGTTTAGTATTTTCTGGTGTTGCTTCTCCAAAAGATTCGACAACAACAACAGTGATGCCATCATCTGGTCCTTTGGTAGCGATTGCTTTTACAACTACATAGTCTGGTTGCATTGCAATCACTTCATAGCGCACACGGATATCGTTATTGAATTGAATCTTCTCGATACCAGTACGTGTTATGAAAGCCATGTCTTTACTACCCATCTTGCGTCTGAAAATGTCCTCATCTACATTGAGGTCGTTATCTTTCACAAGTTCATTTAGGAAGTCACGCTTACTTGCCATGCTCTTCCTCCCACTGTTGCCACTGTGCTACTGTTTGCTCATGCTCTTCTTGAGCGCGGCTATCTTCTTCCCGCGCCATCTCTTCTTCGTCATCCATATTTTAACTCCGGTAAACGTGCGCCGACTAGCGCACCTAGTGCAGTCACCCTTTCAATCAAGGCTGACATTTCCTCTACGTTAAGTTCAGATGTTGTCATTAGTCTACTCCTTGGCTTGCCATCTAATCCAACGTAGTCTTTAGTGCCAAGGAATTCAGCACAGATGTGGTCTTTTATTTCTTCCACGGTGTGTCCTGTTTCATTGGCGATCTCACGAACCCATGAGTGTAACAGATTATTCTGCTCTACGCTACGCACATGTTTGTAAGGCTTTATGATTACTTCATGCGGCTTGGTAAAATCAAGGTTGGATATGTCCTTGATACATGCGGCCTGTGAGCCATCGGTTCTTATGATGTATCTTTTCATTTAATGAACCGTCTGCTCATCTTCAATAGCCAGAGCCTCAAGAGTTGCTATCATCCCATGAGCATACACGCTACGTATAAGTTCATGATAACCTTCTAGGTTAGGGTCAAAAAAAACTATCTTAGGCCATATTATATCAAACCCTTCCATAATTTCAGCAACTGCTGGATGATTAATTTCAATGTGATCTACCAACATTTGTCTAGACCATCTTGATTACATCTTGATTGAACGCTTTCGTTATAGTCTGTAATACCCATCTAAATTGAGTCTCCTTATCATGCGTACCATTATGACAATCTTGGTGACAAGTGTAGCATACTGGTAGCGTTAGGAAATGCGCTGCTCTCAGCCCCTGCCCTGTCCCTAATGCTATGTCTCTCAAGTGATGTGCTTGTACTGGTTCAGTACCGCAGTGGCTACATGGTAGGCTGGTTACCCACTCGAGATACCTTCTCTCCTTTGCTTTCATTACCCTGTCTCAGCTTGGGAGAGCGTGGTGGTGGCGTTTTCTAGCGTCACTAAGGTGGTTGGCTAGGGTCTTGACTAAAGTCCCGTCACCAGCCTCTCCCCAAAGAAAGGTTGTATTATACCACAGGTCTGTGCTAAGGTAAGCGGTTCCCTCAATTTAATTTGGAGAATCAATGAGTATTAGCAGACTTCATAAGGTGTTAGATATTAGTTTATCCACCTCTGAAAAGATCATACTTATCCTGTTGGCTGACAATGCCAACGATGAGAGCGGAGAATGCTGGCCCTCTCAAGGGTATCTAGCCAAGAGATCAGGCATGACCAGACAGAATGTTAACTTAGTTATCAGTAAGTTAAAGGAGAAAGGTCACATAAAGATTGAACATAGATACAGAGATAATGGTGGCCAAAGATCAAACGTATACACTGTCCTACCCTGTCATGTGATAAGACAGGAGGGTGTCGTGTCAAGTGACACTGAATCTGTAAGTAAGGAACCTATACTAATGAACGGCCTTCATATCTGGGATTTATGGACTAGTATTGCAGGAGAGAAAGCCAAGCCTATCCTTGGAAAAGCAATCAAAGATTTCGGAGAGTATGAGGCGGCAAAAGCTATCGGCGTTGTCCTTCTGAAGAAACCTGCTGATCCTGTCCCTTACTTCAGAGCCGTCCTCAATAGCGGTAAGAAGAAGAGAGGGTTTGTAGCATGAAGACATTCGCAGATTTTGGAATAGATGCCAGTCCAAACAACGGTCAGGTAGCAGCGACATGCCCTCAGTGTAGTGGTGATCGCAGAAAGAAAAGAGTTAAGTGTCTGTCCATCAATACAGATGAAGGCGTATGGTGTTGTCATCACTGTGGTTGGACGGGAACACTGGCTAACGGAAGTCGTAAGACTGTCAATCTCCATTGGAGAAAGCCAGAGTATCGTAAGCCAGAGAAGGTTGTTGAGGGTACGCTGTCTAACGGTGCGTTGGAATGGCTTGGAGACAGAGGAATATCTGAGACAACAGCCACTGACTGTGGTATCTACGTAAGTGAGGTGTACATGCCTCAGTCTGAGGAAATTAAGAAGGCTTTTGTCTTCCCTTACTATCGTGATGGTGAGTTGATCAATGCCAAGTACAGATCAGGCAAGAAAGAATTCAGATCAGAGGTTGGTGCTGAACGGATACTCTATGGACTGGATGATATTAAGAAAGGAGACACGCCAGTAATTCTGGTGGAAGGTGAGATGGACAAGCTATCCCTTTGGGAAGCCGGGTTCAGGAATGCAGTCAGCGTTCCAGATGGTGCGCCTCATGTTAACACCAAGGACTACTCATCTAAGTTTGATTTCCTCAACGATGACAGGTTGCAGGGTAAGCAGTTCATACTGGCGGGAGACAACGATGCTCCGGGCCAGAAACTACAAGAGGAACTAGCAAGGCGCTTGGGCAAAGAGGTATGCAGTAGGGTAACGTGGCCTGAAGGGTGTAAGGATGCCAACGATGTACTGAAAGAGCATGGTAAAACGATATTGGCTGAGTGCATTGAACACGCAGAGCCTTATCCTATTGTTGGGACTTACACCACAGGAGATTTGTCTGAGCAGTTGTTCGATTTGTATGACAATGGTCTGGAGAAGGGGGTATCGACAGGATGGGCCAGCCTAGACAAACACTATCTGATTAGGCCCGGATGTTTCAGTGTGATTACTGGTATACCGGGCAGTGGTAAGTCTAATTGGTTGGATGCAATGATGGTGAACATAGCCAAGGAACATGGTTGGAGATTTGCTATCTTCTCACCAGAGAACCAGCCACTAGAGGACCACATGTCACGGATCATGGAGAAGTATGTAGGCGCACCCTTCAGAGATGGGCCAAACTTAAGGATGACACGTGAGGAATTAGAGAACGCTAATGATTGGGCAAAGGAACACTTCCAATGGATACTGCCAGAGGATGATCATGAGTGGACGTTGGATAGGATTCTGGAGACAGCGAGGGGATTGGTCAGGCGATATGGTATACGTGGGCTAGTGATAGACCCATGGAATGAGTTGGAGACAGCACGTGGAGAATACTCAGAGACAGAGTTCATTGGTCTGTGCTTGAAGAGGGCAAGACAATTTGCCAGAAGGTATGGCATACACCTGTGGATAGTGGCTCACCCTGCCAAGATGTACAGAGATAAGAGCGGGGCCTACCCAGTACCAAGCTTATGGGACATATCAGGTTCAGCACACTGGAGAAACAAATCAGACTCAGGTGTGGTGATATACCGTGATCTCGCAGACCCAGACTCAAAGATGGTAGAGATTCACGTACAGAAGCAGAGGTTTAGACAGGATGGTGGAATGGGTATGTCTACCCTTGCGTATGAACATAGCACGGGGGCTTACCTTGACCATAAGTAAGGGAGAACAACTGTTCATGGACCAGTTGATGGAGCATCAGTTGGACATACCAAAGGCAGAGTATAAATTTTTAAAGAAGAGAAGGTTTAGATTTGATTTTGCATGGCCAGATAGAATGATTGCCATGGAAGTTGAAGGTGGTGTGTGGATGAAGGGGGGCGGGGGCCACACCACAGGGAAGGGTTACACTCGTGATCTGGAGAAGTATAATCTCGCTACGCTGCATGGATGGGAGGTGTATCGTTTTACCACACAAGATGTGACTAAGGAGATAGCAATTGCGTTCATGAAAAATATAATAATAAATAAAATAATAATGGAAGAATCATATGAGGATATCAGCAGAGGACTTATGTTCGCTGACCACCTACACCCATCTAAACATGAGGCCAAGGATAAGAAGTGAAGTCATTTGTTATGTGCTTGCTGGAGTATCCCAAGAGGCATCAGATTTTTTGAGGTTTAAATATGCAGGTGACAGGTCAAAGATAAAGAACGTAGCCTATATACTAGCGGCTAAAGTCTTAAGAAGGGAGGCAAAATCAAGGAGAAGGAAATCTATGTTGCTTGCTTACCCAGATTTCTTATTGGCTTTGGCATATGTAGCAATAGAAGAGGCGAATGGTGATGGGTTGTGCGGTACTTGTAATGGGAAGGGATGGATAGATACAGGGGTGAAGAGGATAGATTGTTTTAAGTGTGAGAGCAGCGGTAGGCGTAGGTTAGGAGACATAGCGATAGCAAACAAGTTAGATGTAGACGTATGGTTTTACAGGCAGTATGGGAAGAGTGTTCTAGAGAGGCAGATGCTTGGGACTCTGGCATCTTACGAGGGAGATTTGTATAACGCTTTCAGGGAGAGGTTGTGATAGTAATACCACACGATAAGGAGATGTTACAGAAGGCTGCTGCGTGGTCTAAAAAACTTGGCGGTTTGAAAAACTCTATCACTAAGGGGGCTGGCAATACAGCGGGTAGGCTGGGTGAGTTGGCAGTGGCAAATTATTTGGGGGTAGATATCGAGGACAAGAAAGACTATGACCTTGTGTACAAAGGGGAGAGACTGGAGGTTAAAACTAAGAGGAGAACAGTCGCACCCCGTTGGGAGTATGATGTGTCAGTAGCTACCACTAGCACCCATCAGCACCCTGATAGGTACGTGTTTGTCAGCTTGGAATTTGAAAGGAAGGAGAAGTGGGAGTATTTTGGACTGAAAAATGTGTGGTTGTGTGGGGATAAGGATGCAGTAGAATACATGGAGAAGGCATTCCTTCACAAGATGGGTAGTACGGATTGGACGAATGGATTTAAAACTATCGTGGATATGTGGAACATGCGGATACATGACCTTGATCAGACGATCAGGGCTTGACACGTGTGGTATAATATAGGTGGACGGGATACGTCCCGCGATACCGCTAGGGATAGTGGATCGTGACCACTACGACGAAAGGTGCGGGGCTGTTGGGTGTACTGAAAATTCCATCATCTGACAGCCCTCGACACCAAAAAAAAGGGGAGCCGAAGCCCCCCTTCTTAATCCTTAGTTATGGTTACGTGGACCCCGGTAGATAATGTCTCCACCAGACAGGTAGTAATGGAAGTACCTCAACAGAGCATCGTAGACTTTCTTGGGACACATCTCCAAGTCTTCTACGTCTATGCCTAATTGATCTGCTACTGAGTAATCAAGGTCGGCATCATAGTCCTGTTCAGGGTCAATGTTGTAGGTCATTTGACCTCCTTCCATACACTTGGAGGGTAATGTTGCCAGCTACCGTCAGGTCGTACACCTAAGTATCCAGACTGTGGATCGTACTCTTTGACGATGACTTCTATTACCTTACCGCCTGTCTTATATTGGAGTTTCACTTTCTGACCTCTCTTTTTCATACATAACCTCTGAGATTAGGGATTTTGTTTCTTTTTTAGCATCATGTCGATGCTTCTTACGTGAGGTTAAGTGAGGACCACCCTTCTTCATCAAAGGATAGTTAACACGTGGCCTCAATCTCTTAAAGTTCATGGTATCATTGTATCTCCTTGGTCTAGTGTAGACCACTTGTTACTACGTTAACATTACGATCCCAACATGCGTAACAGTTAGCATCATCGCATGTTGTGAACTCCTCACCGTCTTCAACAGGACACACATAACCTTGTGCGCTCTGTCTATCGGTGTGTACCAAGTGATGGGCGATTTGTTTACAGTCATCGAATCCCTTCACTTTATCTCCATCTAACATGTAACCAGACATCTGGATTACTAGGTTATCTGGGATTATACCACCATCGTCAAGGAACTTACGCACTGTGCGCTTCTCCTTGGTGACGAGCCAGTGCTTTATGTTCGGAGTACCATTGCATACCTCTATGATATTCCGTAGGTGTTGCACACTGTCAAGGTCACCACTGTCGAACCACCTAAAGTGTTCCTTAACCTTGATATGGATCAACATTGTCATAGCTTTAACCCACATAGGGTGATACAGTTTTAAGTATCTCCTTTGTTGGGCATTCTTTACGTTGGGGTAAAGGTAATGGCCTTTTGAAGCATAACACTTATTACATACTGAGCCTTCAACTTCTCGTAACTTGCTACCCACCTTGCAGTGAATAGCCGGTATTGAGAATGATGACTCAGGCAGCTTGGTAGTGTTTGACAGGCCACCAGTTATGACATTAAGAGCGTCAATTACTTGCTGTTTTGTTTGCATAATAACTCCTTGTTATTGAATAACATTATTGTGAGGTAAATATTACTTCTTCAACAGTGCAAGGGTCTACCTCAAACTCCTGCGCTGGCTTGTTGGTACACATGTACAGTACATGCTCACCATCAGCATCTAAACAGATTGTATCCAACGATAACTCCAAGCCATCTACTGTCCTGATTAGATCACCCTCTTTAGGCGTGACCTTAATCTCAGGCTCAACTAAAGATGGCTCATGTTGGATAGGGAACCACGGTCCTAGTCTATTCATTCCGTACCACCATAGTTGGTGACCATATCTGCTGCCGTGTCAGGCACCAGTTTAATGGAATCCCTTCTCAGTTGGACATCTCTTTGATCCCTCAAGGATTGCATCTCCATGACTAGTCTATGCATATCATCCCAATCGAGCCTCAGTAGAGGTCCGGTAGAGTTGTGTGTTTCATCGTCATAGATTGCGATACCATCTTTGGGATAGTTAGTTGCAAAAGTTGCGTATAGCATATTTAAATCTCCGATTGAGGTCATAGGAAACTAACTTTCTATGACTTTAAGTTGACCAGCGAGATACCATGTACCCCCCTGATTTATAGGACGTTGCATCTCAGTTACCCCTTTAATCAGAACCTTGTACCACTTCCTTCCTTGCAAGGAAAGGTGCGGTGCGTTAGGCTGAGAAGTGCAATGCCAGTATGGTCTAAGTTTATACCCCTTAGTCGGGTAGCTTTCCGCTTCCAACCATACCCCTATTGGTATGCGTCTTCGGCGGTTGATAAACAGTGAACCAAGAGTACC